AAAGAATTGCTTACCATTATGAAAGTGCGCCCGAACCCTTGAAGGTGAACGAGCCTTGCACCAATGAACCCTTGGTGGCTGTTATCTTGCACTGTTGGCAAATGGCGGTGCCTGTCCTTAGTACCGCATTGCCACGCCTAAGCGTGATGGTGTATGAGTTGCCAACCATCAGTAACTGATCAAGAGAGGATGTCGAACTAATCAGCATGCCGACGGTGAACGACCATTCCTTACGTCCAGCCATGAACTCCTTCCATTGCGTGCTGGTGTCGGTGGACTTTTCCAGCATATCGCACTGGTTCTGTATCTCGTTCGACTTGGTGCCTGCAATCACCTCGCCTGTGCTGGTGATTGATATATACAAAGTATCTCCGTGTTGTGGTGTAAATATCGCCATATTGTATTATGTTTTAATGAGTTTCAATACCAATATATTGTCGCGCCACTTGTTGCTGATGACAAGCGGGTAATATGTTTCACTTTGCGGTGAAATAACATCATAGAACGGACTGATGTCGGCGGCAGCGCCTTCGTCACTGATTTCTATCGACAACACCTTCCTGACCGATGACTCGAATGTAAGGATGCGCTGAGCCAAGGCTTCCTCTGGACGGCCTGCACCAATATCCTTGTAATATGTACCATTAGAAGTAAGTATCAGTCCAAAGCCATAGTCAGACAGCTCAAAGTCGGATGAGAACTCCAAGTCCTTGATCACCTCGTTAGAGAATCGCATGTTGTTCGTCTTGACAATTTTCGTCGATGACTCCTTCCTGTAGTTTCCACGCGAATAGATGATGGAAAGGTTGTCCAGATTGATAGCATCGGTGATGCTGTAGCTTGCATATCTCAGGTCAAGAATGTCGAACTGAATCTTACCCGTCAAATTTTGTGGGCATGGTAATTCTATTCCATTATTGAACACGTCAGTCCAAAGCCCCTCACCGATGTTTCCGTTCTTCACCTCAATATTAAACTCATAGGAATCTGCATGGGCAACATCATCGGGATCATAAACAACCCACCTCCTTAGTGAACCACTCCAGCAGTAGTTACCAACAAGAAGGCATGCACGTATCAACCCCGTCTTTCCGGCAGTGGTATGCTTGCCATCCTCTATCTTGTCATAGAACACGTTGCCGCTGATAACCAATTTGCCATAACTGAAATGGAACTGGCGCGTGGTCTTGATGGTGGCCTTGGTGCCCGTTGTCGGATATTGACTGCTCCTTGAAGCCTGCCTCAGTCTTATAGACCAGTTATGGTCAATCGTTCCCGATGGCGGGTTGTCGATATACTCCACACCCACAATGCTCATATCACCAGCAGCCGACATGGTTACGAATCCAAACGTATAGCTTTGCGCCACGTTGTTCAGCGTGTAAATCTTGCCCGTAAGTCCAGAGCCATAGCTGGTATCCGTCGCTGTGTGAGATATATTCTTTTCCAGAATCTTCTCAAACGGCGCACTCAGATACTCGTTGGGCTTATCTATGTTGCTCGTCACCTTCACGAGGCCAGTGCCTTGCAGCAACTTGATGCTATTGTTGGTGTTCATAAACGGGAATGATGAATTGTGTACATCATATTGCGGTGCCTGGTCTATGTTGTTGTAGTCGTCGGCACAGGTAAAATACACGTCGCCGTGCCATGTGCGAGCCGTCAGACCAAGGAACTGACATATATTCTCCACTAACTCCAGATTATTCCACCGTGCCTGTAGATTTCCGTCACCGTCTTCCTCTATTAGTGCACCCCATTGCACCTTCAGTCCTATGCGGTCGTTGTTGAACGTCTGCGTGACACCTTGATAATATACGTTAACCGTCCATCCAGCCGACGAAGCCACCTCTGCAATGACATATTCAAGAAGTTGTTTGAACGTCGGAGTGTTGCCAAGCGAAGACGGCGGAGTGACAGGCAGTCGGAATGCTTCTAACACTGTCAGCATGCAAACCAACGGAATCTGGAACTCCTGTGGCTTCACATTATATTCGGCACCGTAGCTCTCAGGGCTAAGGAATCCACGCCACACCACATCCTGGTGCTTATACAGCGTAACAGGTCTCTCCGTTGCACTCGTTGGCATAAGCGACGACCATTGACTGCCAGTCGTATCAATGATGTTCAGATAGCCAGACTGCAATCTGATGGGTGTAAACATGTCGTCGGAGTCATCTTCCTGCGTCACCATAGGCTCACTGCTGAATGTCAGCAGTCCGCTACCCTGGCCTCCGACATACACATCATAGTCGTCGTCATAGAATGAATTAAAAGAACCACTGTATGCCATATTACTTTCCTTTCTTTAGTTCGTCAATCCCAATCGTCTCAGCATGGATGTGGTTACAATCTCCCCCTGCCCAGAACGGCGCAAATGGTTGCTCACGCCGAGATAAATCACTTCGCCAGTAGCGTAAGGTTGTGATGCCCCACCCTGTGCATTATTTCCATCCAGCTGGCTCGCAAGGTTACCAGCCATTGCTCGCGTAAGAACGACCTCGCCAGCATTCAGCCCGACAAACTGGCCACCGTTTACCTGACCGAGCATATTGTCACCGCTATAGGAATTTCCCTTCACAATACCTCCCTGTTCATAGCCCGTTGCAGAATGAATAGCGGATATAGTACTTACCATTGTTGCAATACCAGCAGCAGCACCAGCGATATAATCCCATACCGTGACAGAACCTTTTAATGATTGGGCGAATGCAAGAGCAACAGTTGCGATGGCTTGCGCTACAATACCAGCCACCTTTGCGGCAGGGTCTTCAATACTATTCAGAGCACTACCTACGCTGCTAATGGCGATAACGGCCTTATTCCATGATTCGGCATTATCATCACCAATGTCAGATGTCTCGCCACCAATTTCCTTCATTTTTTTCTTCACCCCGTCGAGCGCGGTCTGATAGGCTTTGATGGATGTTGGGTCAAATGCTCCGTTCAACAACTCAGTCATCCGAGATGCTTCTGCCTCCAAATTCGATTGTTGTTGCGCAATGGCACCTTTGATGTCAATGCTTATGGGAACCTTAAACTCCGCTCCATGCGTAAAGTTTGCCTTTGGGTTGCGACCCGACAAGTCGGACACCTCTGCCATCTCAAGCTGCTTGGTCGGATTCTGCATCTCCTGAAGCACGGCCTTTGCCTCGTCCAGCCGTGCCTTATATTCGTCGCGTACCGTTTCACCACAAGTACGCCACAACTTCGTCAACTCCTGCACCAACTTCTCCTGGGCCGCAATGCTCGTAGGGTCAAACAACTCGTTAGTTCCGCCACCCTTGCCGCCGCCACCGCCTTTGCCACCACGTCCCATGATGTCCTTGACGGTGAAACCCTCAGCACGGTTAATGGTGCGGAATGCCTGGCCAATGGTAGAGTACATCTGGCTCATCTGCTGGTCGCGCTGCTTGATAAGATTTCCGAGATCATTCAGACTGTTCTGCCCTTGCTTATCGACGCGAAGCACGTTCCACCCGCGATATTCGGCATCAGGATTTACTGCATTATCGCGGTGTCCTATACCCGTTCTTGAATCGCGTATGGTATGTTTCCGCTCAAATGCCTCGTATCTCTCGGCTCCTTGTATTCGCTTCTCAAACTCTGCCCAGCTGCTGACACCCTTCCTGAATTCCCCCATAGTCATGCCATTCTGCTTGGCCAGCTTGTTATAATAAGCGTCGATAGCCTTGCCCGCCTGCTTGACCTCACGACCAGTAAGGTCAACGACCGACTTCGTGGCGTTCTGTAGGTGTCTCTCAATGTTGCGCATCATTTCGGGTGTCAGGCGGTCGCCCGTCTTCATGCCTGTTGCAGTCTTCTGGCCGGAACCCTCGGCGGGTGCTATGTAGGTGCCCGTCATAAGCATCATGCGCATGCGGTTTATCTCGGTCTGTTGAGCCGACATCTGCGGCCCCTGAATGGTCTTCATGGTGCCCAGTTTGTCAAGTTCATCGTAGGCATCGCGTGCCGCCTGAATTATCTGATTGATGTTATTCAGGTAGCCGCTTATATCGCCGGTATTGATGGCAGTCAGGAATCCTTCGTACACGCTTTGTGTTGATGCAACAATCCTGCCCCACTCGTCTACGCTTGCCTCGCTTGCAAAGAACGCATCCTTGGCCACGTCAATAGCGACCTTGGCACCTTGGAGTCCTATGTTGAACAGCTTCAGTGCGTCAATATTGACAGTGAGCTTGTCCTTTAACGTTCCCATAATGCCGCCCGTGCTCTTGGTGGAGTCGCCCATGCTGGCAAGTTCCTGCTTGGCCTCAGATATACGTCCTTTCAGTGTATTCAAGCTTCCGGCCATAGCCTTACCGAAATCACTCTGCTGCTGATCTTGGGTTAAATCATTATAAGCCTTGGCCAGGGTGTTAAATGAACCCACCAACTCTTTTACCTTATCTTTGGCGTTGGTTGCACTGGTAGCCATATTGCCGAAAGCGCGAGCTGCCTCCACATTTTTCTGTGTGACGGTATTGAACTCCTTGCCTGCAAGTTGTGCATGCCTGGAAATATCAGCTAACGCTTTCGACTCATCGCGGAGCTTACTGTCAAACTGGGATGTTTCCAGTTTAAATCGGGTGATCACATCTGCCATAACTATACAAATTCGTCGTTGATTATTTTGTCAATGATTGCCTGAATATTGCCCGCCGCATTTTCAAGTTCGCGTTGCGAGCGAGGCCCAAACCAGTTGCGAGGTGCAATACTTCCACGGAACCCCCTGCCACCATGAGACTGAATGAACTTTTC